TCTTCAAACCTATACAAGATGGTATGGATAAACCTAAGACTGAATTAGCCTTTAGAGTTCCTGCGTCGAAAATCACAAAAAAGAACATGCATGAAATCTCTGATGATGAAATGCAAGGACTTGATACTACGATAGATTGGAAGAACACTGACGACAACTCCTATGATGGTGAGAAGCTAATCCTTCTTGTACATGATGAGAGTGGGAAGTGGATTAAGCCTAACAATATCCTAAACAATTGGCGCGTAACTAAAACGTGTCTAAGATTGGGTAGTAAGATTATAGGAAAGTGCATGATGGGGTCAACCTCAAACGCACTATCTAAAGGGGGTAGCAACTTCAAGAAGCTTTACGAGGACTCTGACGTTAGGTCAAGGAACGCCAATGGGCAAACCAAGAGTGGTATGTATTCTTTATTCATTCCTATGGAGTGGAACATGGAAGGGTTTATTGATAGATACGGAATGCCTGTATTAACCAAGCCTACTACTCCTATATTGGGAGTGGATAGTGAGATGATTTCTAATGGCGCTGTAGACTATTGGAACGCTGAGGTTGAATCTTTAAAGAGTGACGCTGACGCATTAAATGAATTCTATAGACAATTCCCTAGAACAGAGTCACATGCGTTTAGAGATGAGAGTAAATCATCACTATTCAACCTGACTAAGATATACCAACAGATAGATTACAATGACTCGATAAGTCTTGCTCACCACACAACCAAAGGGTCATTCCATTGGAAGGATGGTAAGAAGGATACTGAGGTGGTTTTTAGCCCTGATAGCAGGGGTAGGTTCTTAGTAGGATGGATTCCCAATAAAAGTCTTCAGAATAGCTTTATAATGAAGCGAGGTCAGAAGTATCCCGGTAATGAGCATATAGGTTCATTTGGCTGTGATTCATACGACATCTCAGGAACGGTTGGAGGTAAAGGGTCTAACGGTTCTCTACACGGTCAGACTAAGTTTAATATGGATGAAGCTCCTAGTAACGAGTTTTTCTTAGAGTATATAGCTAGACCTCAAACAGCAGAGATATTCTTTGAGGAGGTTTTAATGGCGTGCATCTTTTATGGAATGCCTATTCTTTGTGAGAACAACAAACCTAGGCTACTTTATCATTTTAAGAATAGAGGATATAGAGGGTATTCAATGAACCGTCCTGATAAGTTATTTAATAAACTATCTAAGACCGAGAAAGAGTTGGGTGGAATCCCTAACTCCTCAGAAGATGTAAAGCAGTCTCACGCATCAGCTATTGAGTCATACATAGAAAAGCACGTAGGGCTAGATATGAGTGGTGTGTACAGAGATTCCGATGAGATGGGGTCTATGCCTTTTCCTAAGACTCTAGAAGATTGGGCTAGGTTTGATATTAACAATAGAACTAAGTTTGATGCATCTATTAGTTCAGGCTTAGCTATAATGGCAAATCAAAAGCACAGCTACCTTCCGGAACAAAAACAATCAAAAATAAGTATTACCTTTGCTAGGTACAGTAATGAAGGTTCGAACAGTGAATTATTGAGATAAATGAAAGAAGTAGAGATTAATATAAAAGCGTCAGGATTTCCTAGTCAATTTGTTTCTGATGCTGAAAAAGCAACAGAAGAATTTGGACTTCAGATAGGTCAATCCATTCAATACGAATGGTTTAAGAAAGACGGTGGCGCTTGTAGATACTACGACCAACAAAAAGAATTTCATAGATTAAGGTTATACGCTAGAGGTGAGCAATCTGTAGCTAAATATAAGAACGAGTTAGCCGTTGATGGTGACTTATCTTACCTTAACCTTGATTGGACTCCTGTACCTATCTTACCTAAGTTTGTAGACATCGTTGTAAACGGTATGTCTGACAGACTATTTAAGGTTAACGCTTACGCTGAAGACGCTATGTCTCAGGATAAAAGAAGCACGTTTCAGGACATGATTGAAGGTCAGATGGCTGCCAAGACTGTTCTTACCACCATTAAAGATGAGTCAGGCTTAGACCCGTTCACTATGAACCCTGAGGACTTACCTGAAAATGACGAGGAACTTTCCTTGTACATGAACCTCAACTACAAGCCGGCTATAGAGATTGCTGAAGAGCAAGCTATAAACACTCTATTCGCTGAGAATCACTATGTTGATTTAAGAAAAAGATTTGACTATGACCTCACTGTTATTGGTATTGGTATATCTAAGCATGAATTCCTACAAGGTTCGGGAGTTCAGATTAGTTACGTCGACCCTGCTAATGTGGTTTATAGTTACACCGAAGACCCTCACTTTAAGGATTGCTTTTATTGGGGTGAAGTTAAAACTCTTCCTATATCAGAGCTTGTTAAAATTGACACGACGTTAGATAACGAAGATTTAGAGACTATCTCTAAGTACAGTCAAAGTTGGCATGACACATATAGTACGTCTCAACAGGCTCAGAACGATATGTTCTATAGAGACACGGCTACCGTAATGTATTTCAACTACAAGACAACTAAAAATATTGTCTACAAGAAGAAGAAGTACGATAACGGCGGTGCTAAGATGATTGAGAAAGATGACCAATTTAATCCTCCTTCAGAGATGATGGACGAAGGTAACTTCGAGAAGATTGAAAAGACTATCGACGTATGGTATGACGGAGTTATGGTTATGGGGACTAACATTTTACTAAAGTGGGATTTAGCGGAGAATATGGTTCGACCTGAATCAGCTACTCAGCATGCTATACCAAACTACGTGGCAGTTGCTCCTAGGATGTATAAAGGGGTTATTGAATCCTTGGTTAGACGAATGATACCTTTCGCTGACCTTATTCAGATTACACACTTAAAGCTTCAGCAAGTTATATCTAAGGTTGTACCTGACGGTGTATTTATTGATGCAGACGGATTAAACGAAGTAGACTTAGGTTCGGGTAATGCCTATAACCCTGAGGATGCTCTTAGATTATATTTCCAAACAGGTAGTGTAATTGGTAGAAGTTATACCCAAGAAGGTGATTACAATCAAGGTAAAGTACCTATAACACAGTTAACCTCTAGTTCGGGCGCTAGTAAGACTCAAATGCTTATTGGTAACTATAACCATTACTTAGGGATGATACGTGAAGCTACGGGCTTAAATGAAGCCGCTAGTTCTTCTCCTGACCCTAATTCTTTAGTTGGTATACAAAAACTTGCAGCATTAAATTCTAACACGGCTACAAGACATATATTAGACGCTAGTCTTTACATGTACAGAAGCTTAGCTGAAGCATTAACTTATAGAGTGTCTGACATTCTTGAGTACGCTGACTTCAAAGAAGACTTCGCTAATCAGATTGGTAAGTATAATGTATCTATCTTAAAGGAAGTAAACAACCTATACATATATAACTTCGGTATATTCATCGAAGTGTCTCCTGACGAAGAGGAGAGAGCTCAACTAGAACAGAACATACAAATGGCTCTATCTAAGGGCGATATAAATCTAGAGGATGCAATTGATATTAGAGAACTTAGAAATCTTAAACTTGCTAATCAACTACTTAAGGTTAAGAGAGTTAAGAAGCAGGACCGCGAGGAGAAGATGGCTATGCAACAGCAAGCTATTCAATCTCAGCAACAACTCAAGTCTCAAGAAATGGCTGCCCAAACAGCTATGCAGAAGATTCAAGCCGAGACTCAAGCTAAGATGCAGATAAAGCAAGCAGAAGTGGCGTTTGACATCGAGAAGATGAACAACGAGGCTCAGCTTAAAATGGCTCTTATGGATAAAGAATTCAACTTCAACATGCAACTTCATGGTATGACGGAGAGTTCTCTACAGAAGAGGGAAGATACAAGGGAAGGCGCTAAGAGTTCCCGTATCAGTCAGCAAAACACAGAACAGAGTAAGTTAATATCTCAAAGAAAGAACAACACTCCTCCACAGACATTTGAGTCTAACGAGGATAGTCTAGACGGGTTTGACCTGTCTTCGTTCTCTCCTAGATAGTATGTTAAAAAATTGTGTAACTTTGCGTAAAATCAAATCAAATGGAAATTAAAGTAAGAGCATTAGACGATGTGGAGCAAAAATCCGCAGCACAGGTAGAGGAAGAATTACTTCAGAATCATGAGGATAAGTTCGAAGACACTGCGCAGGAAGAAACAGTAGTAGAAACAGAGGTTCAAGGGATAACCGAAGACCAAGTTCTTTCACATATTAAAGATAGATATAATAAGGAGTTTAACTCTATGGATGATATTTTTACTGAGCGTGAAGTTCAGGAAGAATTACCTGAAGATGTTGCTGCTTATTTTAAATATAAAAAAGAGACAGGTAGAGGCATTAATGACTACGTTAAATTACAACGTGACTTTGATGAAGATAATCCTGATTCTTTGCTACGAGATTACCTTAAGGCTACGGAGACAGCTTTAGACAGCGATGACATTGAGTCATTAATGGATGAGTACTCCTACGATGATGACTTAGACGAAGAGTCAGACATTAAGAAGATTAAAGTAGCAAAGAAAAAAGCTATTGCTAAGGCTAAGAATTATTTTTTAGAGCAGCAAGAGAAATACAAGCAACCACTTGAGTCAAGTACGGGTGCTATCTCTGATGGTGAAAAAGAAGAGTACGAAGTATATAAGCAGTACTTAAGTAAGGCGGCAACGCAACAAGAAGAGTCTAAAAGAAAGTCCGATTGGTTTACCAAGAAGACCGACGAGGTGTTTGACAATGATTTCAAAGGTTTTGATTTCAATATTGGAGATAACCAACTCACATTTAGTCCGGGTAACGCAGAAGAAATCAAGAATTCACAACTCTCAGCTATGAACTTTGTTAACAAGCACTTAGATGAGAACGGATTAATGAAGGACGCTAAAGGTTACCACAAAGCATTAGCCGCTGCAATGAATCCTGATAAGCTAGCTCAGTTCTTTTACGAACAAGGTAAAGCAAGTGCTACAGAGGAAGTAATGAGAAAGACTAAGAATATCAACATGTCTACTCGTAACGCTCCCGCTTCAAGCATTAAGTCAGGAACACAAGTTAAAGCCCTAAACACAGACTCAGGTCGTGGATTGAAGGTTAGAAGTATTAAAAGAACATAAACTTTAAAATTAGAAACAATGGCAGGTTCAGTAGGAGCAACTCCGGGATTTGATTTACAACCAAGCGCAGAGCAGGTTGCATTATCAACCAATTACATTACAGACTTTAATTTCTTAAATCAGTATCTTCCTGATACTTACGAGAAGGAATTCGAGCGTTACGGTAACCGTACCGTAGCATCATTTTTACGTCTAGTTGGAGCAGAGATGCCTTCAAACTCTGACCTTATCAAATGGGCAGAACAAGGACGTTTACATACTAAATATGTCAACTGTGACATCGGTACTTTGAGTGACGTTACAACAGCAACAGTAACTGTTGGTGATACCTTAACGGGTAATATCGCGGTACGTGTTGGTCAAACAGTTATGCTTACTGACAACGCGGGTTCTGCTAGTCATAAAGCCTTAATTACTGCTGTTGATTTATCTGCAGGTAGTTTTGACGTAGCATTCTATGCAGCAACTGTTACTTCAGGTGCAAACCTTGTATACACAATGTTTATCTACGGTTCTGAGTTCAAGAAAGGAAGTAACGGTATGGTAGGTTCAGTTGAAGCTCAAGACGTTTACTTTGAGAACAAACCAATCATCCTTAAAGATAAGTACGCAGTATCAGGTTCTGATATGGCTCAAATCGGATGGGTAGAAGTAACTACTGAGAACGGAGCGAATGGATACCTTTGGTATTTAAAGTCTGAGCATGAGACTCGTTTACGTTTTGATGACTACTTAGAGACAGCAATGTTGGAAGCAGTTCCTGCAGCAGCTACTTCAGGTGCAGCAGTAGAGTTAGGAAATGCTACAGGTAATTCAGCAGCAGGTTCTGACGGTGTATTCTACACAGTAGGAAACAGAGGAAACGTATGGTCAGGTGGTAACCCAAGTACTTTGATTGACTTTGATTCAATGATTCAACGTCTTGATAAGCAAGGAGCTATCGAGGAAAACGTTCTTTTCGTAGACCGTCAGTTTGGTTTCGATATCGACGATATGTTAGCGTCACAAAACTCTTACGGAGGAGGTGGTACTTCTTATGGTTTATTCGATAACGATAAGGATATGGCTTTAAACCTAGGATTCACAGGATTCCGTAGAGGTTACGATTTCTACAAATCTGATTGGAAGTACTTAAACGACCCAACAATGCGTGGTGGTTTATCTACAGGTGCAGGTTCAGGTAGAATCAATGGACTTTTAGTTCCTGCAGGTTCAACTTCTGTATATGACCAAGTGTTAGGTAAGAACGCTAAGCGTCCTTTCTTACACGTTCGTTATAGAGCTTCTGAAACAGAAGACAGACGTTACAAGACTTGGATTACAGGTTCTGCCGGTGGTGCTAACAACTCTGACTTAGATGCAATGGAAGTAAACTTCTTGTCTGAGAGAGCTGTATGTACATTAGGTGCAAATAACTTCTTCTTATTCCAAGAGTAGTACATTATTAAAAGGAGTCCGTGTAAGCGGACTCCTTTTATTTTTTTTTTAAAATCAAATTCAAATCAAAATCAAATGAAAAAAGTAGTAGAGTACGTAGACAAACAGTATAAATTATTAGGAGCAGAGACTCCTTTATCTTTTATGCTATCATCAAGACACACAGGAAGATTCCCATTGCTATGGTTTGACGAAGAGAAAGGTGAGAATAGAGCCCTTCGATACGCAAGAAACCAAAAGAGTCCATTTGAGGACGAGCAGGACGGAAACGCAATATTAGAACCAATCGTATTCGAGGATGGTTTCTTAACAGTTCACAAAAACAATCAATCTTTACAGAAGTTTCTAGCTGTTCACCCTGCTAACGGACTTAAGTATGCTGAGATTGATAAAGCAAGAGATGCCGCTGAAGTAGTGGAAGACCTTAACGTTGAGGTTGATGCTTTAATTGCAGCACGTGAGCTTTCAATAGACCAAGTTGAAGCGATTACAAGAGTAGCATTTGGAACTAACCCAAGTAATGTTACTTCAGCAGAGCTAAGGAGAGATATTCTCTT